GCAGTAGTTGGAGTTATGATAACTGTACTTATTATAGATGGGGTTTGACCGGCAACAGCCAAAACACCTGTACTTGGCGTTATAAGTACCCCACTAACAACTACACTTGGCGCTGACCCAACAACAACCGCTCCACCTGAAGGCGTTATTACTTGCCCAGTTACAACCGTAGGAGCTATACCATCTAAAACAAAAACTCCAGAAGCAGGTTGTACTGCACTGGCTAACTTAGGAGCACTACCAGAAACAGCTACGGAGCCTGTGTCCGGTATAGCGACACGCCCATCAAGAACAGTTGGGGTTGCCCCAACCAAAGAAAGTGCTCCGGTTCCCGGCGTAAATATGGCACTTCTTTCAACTCCTGGCGCTGCTCCAGTAAACACCAGATCATTTGCAGCGGGAGTAATTATGAAATTAGTTTTTACATCAGGAGCCGCACCAGTGGATGTTAGTGCTCCCGTAGCAGGCTGTATGAATATCCCCGTTATAATATTGGGAGCTACGCCAGCAACCGTAACACTCCCTACTGCGGGAGTTATAGTTGTACCTAAATTAGGAGCGACCCCTGCAAAATTAATCGCGCCAGTATTTGGGGTTACAAAGAAATCAGTGCGAAGCTGTGGAGCTATTCCAGCAAAAACCGCTGCCCCTACAGCAGGCGTAATAATTTGATTTGTTATCGTTCCTGGGGTGTTCCCCAATAACGTAATAACCCCTGTAGATGGAGTTATTATATTATTTACAACAGTAGTAGGTGCTACTCCGGTAAAAGTTAACGCGCCTGTAGAAGGCGTAATGTTGATAGCGACATACCCGCCCCAAGGACCATACCCCCAACCATTAGCTCCCCAAGACCCATCTACAGGAAGATCAGTAGAGTCCCCCCAAGTACCTGCGCCCCAACCATTAGCGCCCCAACCCGTAGACATGAAAAGTCTTTATGTCAGAGTAAACACGCCCGTTGCAGCCGGAAGCACTGTCAACGTATTTGGAGAAGATACCGTGAACTGTGCCGAAGATAGCTGACAAAAACAGACAAGCTTACCGTTAGCTAATGTAGCAGCCGATTGATAAATCACAGCATACTTAATATTAGTTAATGACGCGCCCGAAGCAGTAAATGTTAGCCCAATCGATGAATAGGTAAACTTCATCTGCTTGGCAGACGCGCCAGTAGTCCATTGCCCCGTTACCGGTACAAGTGCTTTACCCCCGGCAACATACCCACCGGTAGCAGCAATCTCGTTAGTTAGAGACCCATACGTGCTCAACGTGAACGTCGAGGTGTTACTGGCGCTTGTAAAAAGTGCCATTCTGAAGTTATTAACACCAAGCTGAATCGTTCCATTGCCGATATAGCGTTTGGCGTCGTTGTAGAGTTGCCATGCGGAAGCGGCCATTTCAATACTCCTTAATATCGGCGTTCGACGCCCCAGTCACTAAAATCTGGTGGAGTAGCCCACCATAAACTTGAAGTTCCATTACATCGCCCATGAACCTAATTAGGTCAATGAACTCTCTAGCTTGCGAGACCATCCAAGGGTGACAGTAAAAGATTTTTCCACCGACCTTTACAGGCACAACAGGAAGACCGTCGTTTTCTACTTGCGAATAAGCGTGGTGCTTACCGTCCTCTAAGCAAGAATCACATCCAAAAATATGAAATCGCTTAAACCCTAACATTCTAAACATAGGTATGGCACGAAGCAATGCTGTTGATCCCCCCGGCACGGCATACCAATTTTTATACTCCCCTGCCAAAATTTCTTGGATTTCTTCCGCACTTGTATGCCAAATGTACGTTTGATCTTTAGGCATCCCCTCAAATACTGTTGGGTGGCACTGGGAAGAAAGAAAATATTTGCAAGTGGGTACAAGATTCGTTAAGAATCGTTTGTTGAACTCACGCCCATCGACCATAAAATACGCAGAAGGTAATAGTCCGTGGTCGATACAATACTGATATGCGTTGTTCAACGTAATAAGTTTTACCCCTTGTTGCCTAAGTTGCTTAATCGTACCTATATGTTCGGCAAGTGAGGGTCCACCTCCAACAATCATAACTTCAACATCATTTGTTGGGTGCGGGGCAATCTGTTGAAACCCAAGTTTAATGTTATGGGCTACATTACTTTTAAGAGTTTCAAGATCAATGTTAAGTGATCCTTCCATCTCCACTTCTTCGGCAGCGACCCACGTTTCCTCATCCTTTGGAGGTATGGGGGCAATCACAACACGCGGTGGTTCAGAAAAGAATCCAACGGGAGTACCCATCATGCAAGCCTTATCAACGCACCGGTGCTGGTGTTAGGTGGAAATTCAACTTGAAACGTCGTTGTAGACGTCTTATCGGACCCAAAATCTAATACACAGATCGCTGGATTCCCCGTTGTAACTCGATAAATTAAAGCTCCACGAGCAGTGAAAGCACCACTCCAAGAAGCGTTAGAAAAGTCAATATAAGCAATGCCTGTGGAACTATCAATAGCAAGTGAAGGAGTGATAGCCTCTCCACCCGCCGTATACCCCGTAGCCACAACCTCGCCAGTCGTACCCGTGTAAGTCGTAGTAGTCTGATCAAGCGTGGCATCGTTGGTGTAAAGGGCTATCTTAAAGGTCTGTGTAGTACCCGAAGAAAAATCAAAATCCCCTTCAAACAATTGCTGCTTGAAGGAGTTGCATGTGTAGTTGCCAGTAAAAGCCATTAGTTCACCGACATCCTGACTTGACCAGACCTGTAGGCATCGCGGCGATCCATACCATCACCAAGACGTTTAGCAAGGATCATGGCTTCTTCATACCGTTTAGCGTAAGCCGCAATCACATCCGCTTCGCCCTTCATAAAAGTGTACCCCTCAACTAAAGAGCCATACAAAAGCGTGGAGTCAAAGTTATCACCAAGCCAAGTTTGCCCTGAAGCGGCTGCCGTTATAGATTCTGGGTAGTAGAAGTAGTGAAGTTCAACAGTGTAATTAGCGGCAGGAGTCGGCCCAAGAACGAGCGTATTCTCATCGAAAAGAGCGTAATACTTAGGTATTCCAGTCGTTGCTGGGTTTGGATAGGCAGCGCGAATGTAGCTAACATCTTTGTTCAGCAAGTACTCGTACTCACTTGTCGTTGGGTTTGTAACCGCTAACTCGTATACAGCCAAAAAATCAGAAGGTGTGGCTAGATACTTGTTGTTGGTAGTCATTGACCCCGTTTGATTCTTCCTAAACTGCGGAAACTGTACTGAGTTATAGATGCGCTGCTCAGCCTGCTTAATGAACGTATCGATCTGCTGTTTAGCAGTAAGCGTTGCTGTACCCGACCCAGACGAATCAGCGCCAGTAAACGACGGAAAGTCGTTCTCCAGATAACCTTGAATCGTTTTGAAAAGGGTCGAGTAGTTCATTAGCCCATCTTCTTAGAAGCACCTGTACCCTTCGTGGCGCAGCCGGTTCCTCGGACTTTTACCGTTTGGGTATTTGGCACGTTGTTGGGGTAGCCGTTGTGCGTGTCTTTAACAGGCACAGGCGTTGGCATTTTGCTGTGCATCATTTGGCTCCCATCTTGTATTTGAACGAAGGTGATTTCTGGTTGGCAATCTTCGCCATGTTCCGGCCCAGCGTCTTCATTTCGGCGTTAGTCTTACCGCCTTTGCGAAGTTTGGTCAGGGGCTGGCCTTTGTGTTTGGCTTTCTCATGCTTATGCACGGCACCAGCAATCATTTTCTTGTCTTGAGCTAAGTCTTTCTTGTCCATCATAGGCTCCTATGTGACGTTCACAGTAACAGTGCCTAGCGTGATGCCCAGCACAAGATTGTTTGGCGTTAGCCCTGTATCGTAGGATCTTGCTCCACCCACAGGTGCCCATCCCCATTGGATAATTCTACTACCCCCAGAGGGATCTCCGCTACCTAGTTGCGTTGAGGTTGTATTAATCTGCAACCCGTTCAAACCTGCAACGCGGTATGTCGTATCGGGACGCGGATTACGCAAAGCCTGTGGGTCATCCACAGGATACATACCAAGCTGCAACTGCGGTTGATCGGGTTCCCAACACGTAGGACAGACTAAGATGTTAACGTTCTTAGTCTTAATAACAATCTCACGAAGCTCTTTCAGTTTGTACCGAAAGCCGCACCTATCGCACTGCGATATCGCCCACTTACCTGATGCAAACCGATTAGGCATATCAGTAGAACAACTGCCGTGGTGCGAGTCGCAACGGTGCTTTCTCGCGGTCTTCGTCTAGCGCAAGTCTTAACTGCTCGTCGTACATGTCTTTCAGCATGGGGACACGCTGCGCGGCCTCGGGAATCTTCAACGATAAGTAGTACGCTAACCCAGCAGCCAAGCAGTTAATAAACCTAAATGGCACATCCTGAATATTAGCCCCACCCCCAGCGTCCTGCATACGCCGCAATCGCCAGTATACGAAGGTGTAATAGTTATCTTGATCTGGCGCAGGCCAGACGTTGATCGTAGGGTACGCAATCCCAGTAGGTGTTAGTACCCCTGACTGCCTGTTAATCCAAACCTGAATGGGTCTGCCCTGAGCGTTTTTATTCGGTATTGTGGCGTAGGTATCTACCGAGATACGGCTGATGTTGATGTCCGTCTGTGGTATCCCAGTCTGCGTCCGCACTACCTGTTCAATAAGATCTACCGTATCAACAGGCAGGTTGTAAACAATCGTACCCGTGGTCATAGCAATTTGACCTTGCTCAATCGTCCACAGGTTAATCCCTCGGTTAGCCCACTCAGTGAACATCAAGTTCATAGAACGACGAGCTGTACGGTGTTCGTACCCAGTACGCACCTCAACCCCACACCGCTCAAATGCCTCTTCAATAATCTCGTTTAGATCGAGATTAAAGGCTGTCGTACCTGAAGTTGTTGTCACTTCATCCCTCGAAGCGTTTTGGCGAGCCTAGCTCTCTGCCCAAGTTTGCCCGGAGCCTTAGTAGCTTTATCAAGCATCTTCGCAGGAATCGGCTTTTTACCTTTAATACCAAGCTGTTCACGAAGTGCTCCCGGTTTCTTAATTGCAGCTTGAATAAACTTGCCGCTCTTAAATCCATCTACACCACGACCTTTGAGAATGTCCGCTCTAGTTACATCCCCATCGCCTGTTAGATCAGGAAACTTTTTAGCCATTATCGGTACCTCGCGGTCTTAGCAGCAATGCCTTTTGGTTGTTTGACGAATTGCTTTCCCGAGCGTTTTCCAGCGCGTTTAGCTCTTGTTGTCGCAGCGTACTCAGCAGGTGTAAGAGCATTGATTGCCGCCTCTGGGAGATACCGCTCGCCAGTTGCTTTTGAACCCTGTGTGCTAGGTTTGCCACTCTTGGTTCTCCATTTCTGGTCAGTCCAATTCTTCAGACTCTGCTGAGGAGCTTTCAATCTCGATAACCCCCGCCCCGCTGCTTGTACTTCATGGCAAGCATTTGTGCTTTCCTCGCGGACCATTGCCCCGGCGCACCACCTTTACCACCAGCTTTGATGCTGTTGAACAATGCTTTACGCATACTTGGTTTGGTGTAATTGCCAGCTTCGTTCACACGGGACTCGCCACCTTTAGAAAACGCCGTGAAATCGGTGTCATCCCGCCGAGCTTTAGTAACCGGCTTGGGCATCTTGGAGGCGCGAATCGCCCCCATCCCGCGTGAGGCCATCATTTCAACACTTCCCGCCGTAGGCCATCTTCTTGACTTTGCCGCCTTTAGCCATTTTGTTACCGGCCATGACAATTTGCTTGCCCTTGGTTTTGCCTTTCATAGCAACACCATCACGGCTAGGAGCTGCGGTTTTCACTGCGCCCATCTTGCTTGCGGCCATACCACCTGATTGCATCTTTTTCATCGTAAATTCCTTTCCAACGGATTGAGGGACATCAACTTTCTTTGCGAACTTCGGATTGTTCGCTACTGCCTGCATGAACCTTCTCTGCTTCTCGCTGACTGCTGGCATCACTATCCTTTTTTAGCGAGGGCATCAATTTTTGCTTCAAGTCGTTCAAAGCCTGAGTCAAACCGTTCCATAATCTTCTCAAGGTCTGCACGAACTTCTGCACGGGTAATGTGATCACGAGCGATTTCCTCCCTCGTTTTGTTGAGCAGAATCTGAATACGTTTTTGCTCGTCTGATGCGTTTTTAAGCATCAACATGACCAAGGCCACAAAGAACGATGTGACTAAATTCCAAACCAAAACGCCGGTATCCATTTAACACTTCCAAGCCCTTAGCGATTTGTTAATACGACTATTTGGATCGTTGGCCGTTTTAGCACTCGTAAGCTTCTTCTTCATGCCTTCCATCCTGGCACAGAATGACTTTTTACGAGGCCCACCCTCTGGTTGAGGTGCTTTTAGCCCAGGCTTGCCCGGATTAGCTGCGTTATAAGAAGCTCGACCCTTAGCGTTCAAACCACCTTTTGGGTTTTTACCTTCCTTGCGCTGCCATGCCGGGGTCTTAGCCATAAAAGATCACCATTGACGTAGTGTTCGTAACAGTGCCATGTAACCCTACCTGCGCCAAAATACCTTCGCCGGGGAGTGGGATGATGGTATACCCTGCTGCCGAACTTGCAGATGTATTAACTGTTAACAAAACTGGACCCGTGGCGCTACCGTCACGAATAACGACAGACCCCGCAGACGCACCATTCACTGCGTAGATTGTTTTGATCCTTGCGCGTGGAACCGCCAAACTGTTTTGGTTTAAAAAATCACCAGTCGAAGTTAGCGGTTGGGTCGCAAAGACATCATATTGCATGGATGCCATGCGAACCTCCTATTAGGAAGCTTGTGTGAAAGTCACACCCGCAGCAACTGCACAGTACGCATAAGCAAACCAGCTTGTACCGTCACAGTACAGTTCCACACGATCTCCGGCAACCGATTGGGCGCTCACAAAGCTAATCGTGTCATCAGCCGTTCCTGTATCACCTGCATCACCAGAAGCCGGATATGCCTGACCTTTGATGATGTTGGCGCTGGAAGCCGTAACGATTGTGTAGTTGGCACCTGATGGAGCTGCTTTAACGATGAACGTGTAACGTAGACCGGCAGCAGGCGCAGGGAGTGTGGTTGCAAACTCAGTAGCTGAGTTTAAAAAGAATGTAGTACCAGACTGTGCGGCAGTAACTGACCCGACAGCGGTAAGCTCAGAATTTGCGGAAGCGCCAGTAACATTACCCGATACATTACCGGTCACATTACCAGTAAGCGCACCTATGAACCCATTTTCAGATGTAACTGGGCCACTAAAGGTTGTATTCGCCATTAGATCCTCACATGCGATATCGGTGTATTAGTCTGCATGTCGTCAGCCGGGACTGTCTAATACACCGGGCTAACCCCGGAATATCAGTGTTTTATCAGGTTGTGGGATGCGTGTCAACACGTTAACAAAAAGACTTAGATACAGGAAATACATACGATTACCAAAAAAGAAAAGCCACCCGAAGGTGGCTCTCCAAAACAAGCGTAAGTGCTTGATTTTGCTTAGGCTCCGGGCGAACCGAACATCCCAAGCGGATCGGACCAGCCAAACGAATAACGCTCGCGGCTCTTATAACGAACGTTCCCCGTGTCGAAGTCTCCATCCATTCCCTGTGTCAAAGGTGCGCGGACAAAGTGCTTCATACCGTTGGG